TTAGAATTACCGCATTTACGTGATGATACATTATTAGACGAAGATAACAATGGTATTAATAAATTTTATGTTGTTGAAGACGCTAATAGATCGTCTGAAGGATTTTCTCAAACTTGGTATCCGCATGTATGGCGAGTAAAAGTAGGACCAATGACAGATACACAAGAGTTTCAAGATATTATGGAAAATGATACTGATGTATTAAGTACATATAAAGCAGAAATAGAAGTATCTGAAGCAATAGAAAAAGCCGCAACAGAAGAATATGATGGTACATTAAAAACATCTCATTTATTTGATTATGATACTGTTACGTTATCTCGAGGTACACAATTTCCTGCTAGTCCTACCGAAGGAGCATTCTTTTTACGAACAGACTTTACACCACACAGAATGTATAAACGTGTAGGAACAAGATGGGAATTTACAACAGATACTAATCCAAATGATGATAGTTGGGAAAGCAAAGTATTCACACAAAGAAGATTTACAAATAACACAGATACAGTTACAGTACCTGGAACAGATGTTAAATCAAAACAAGGACTATCTAGTACAATAACACCTAAGGTAGATGACTAATGGATTTCTTTTACGACAAACAATTTAGAAGATACATACAACAATTCATGAGGTTGTTTGCTAATTTTCAAATCGAGATAGATAGAGAAGATGAAACATACAGAACTGTGCCTGTTCGATATGGAGATGCTACAAGAATGGCATCACATATTTTAAAACAAAATTCTGAGAATGTAATTAACTCTGCACCATTTATAAGTTGCTGGATACAGTCATTAGAAATGAGCCCTGAAGCAAGACGAGCTCCGCACGAAATAGATAAAGTGCAAGTATACGAAAAGAAATTTAATTATGCAACAAATACATATGACAACGAACTAGGCGATACATATCAAATAGAAAGGCATATGCCTGTACCATATAATTTAACTATGCAAGTAGATGTATGGACTAGCAATACTGATCAAAAGTTTCAATTACTAGAACAAATACTAACATTATATAATCCTTCAATAGATTTAAATTCAACAGATAATCCTTTTGATTGGACAAGATTAACTGTCGTAGAAATGACTGCTACACAATGGACTAATAGGTCCATTCCTACAGGTGCAGAAGATATAATAGATATTGCTACATTAACATTTAAAATGCCCGTTCATTTAACTGTACCTGCAAGAGTTAGTAGACAGACACTTATTCATAATATTATGTCTTCTGTTTTAACTGCAAAAAACAGAACAGAAATGGATACATTTAGGTCCACAGGTACAATAACAGGTGCTCCTACAAGTTATCAAGTTACTACATTTAAAGATAGATATGTAAGTTTATCGGGCACAACATTAACATTATTAAGCGAAGGCGGATCGGCTACAACTACAACATGGACAGATTTGTTAGAAGAACGATCCGCAGAATTAAGACCGGGCATTAGTCAAGTTAAACTAATGGATGCAAATATAGAAAGCGAAGCAAATTTTCAAGTATTAGGTACATTATCTAGTATTTCAGATCAAGAAATTACAGTAACAATAGATACTGCTTCGTTACCTACTAATTCCTTAGAAACAGCGACAGTAAATAATATCGTAGATCCTACATATCAAGGACCTTTAAACTACGGATTACCTGCGTCGGCCACAGGGCAACGATACATAGTAACTAATGATGTACCAAAAGGCGGCAATTGGTGGGGCAATGTTGAAGCACATAAAAATGATATTATTGAATTTACAAATGAAGGAGGCGCATCGGGTACAATTACAGTAGGTGCGACTTATAGTGTTAACACGCAAGAAGGTAATCCAAGAGGGATTACATTTAACCATGACGGAACAAAAATGTTTATTATTGGTCAGGCAGGAAAAGATGTTAATGAATATACTCTTTCAACAGGATATGACTTATCATCTACAGTCACCTTTGTAGATAGTTTTAGTGTTAGTTCACAAGATGATAAACCAACATCAGTAAAATTTAATGCTGATGGTACAAAAATGTTTATTACTGGAGTACAAGGTAACAATGTACATGAGTATGCATTGACAACCGGATTTGATGTATCAACTGCAAGTTTTACTCAAACGCTTGTTACTACTGTCGACACTAATAATTTTGGACTTGACTTCAAACCAGATGGAACTAAGATGTACATTGTAGGGGCAGGTAATGACAAGATATATGAATTTAATTTATCTACTGGATTTGACATTTCAACTGCAACATTTAATCAGGATTTCAATGTAGGCAATAACAATGATAGTTGGGCTTCTGGGGATTGGGAACCATTTGGTATAGAATGGCACCCTAGTGGCACAAGATTGTTTATAGTTGGTACCGGAGGTAATGAAGTAAATTTATATAAATTATCTACAGCGTGGGATATATCAACAGTTACATATGTAGAACGTTATCATATAGGAGGTAATCCTTCAGGTTTACACTTTAGTTATGATGGTACAAAAATGTTTACTGTCGGAAATCAAAGTGACCTAGTAAGATCATATACACTTTCAATTCCGTATGTATTTACGGAATATGTTGGTGGCTGGTCTTTAAGTTTTGATGCTAGTGAAACATCAACTACAAAATTTACAACAAATTCAAATGATAATACAAGATGGGTATGGAATGGTGTTGAATGGAAGAACGCCATTGAAAGAATTTATCCTGCAGGATACTGGAGATTGTATCTATGATTAATGGCGTAGGCGCCATTTTTCTTTCTCTTCCTACCAGTAGAATACTACTCCAAATGCGATCAAAAAATGTTAGCCATTCAGGTACATGGGCATTTTGGGGAGGCAAAGCAGAAAAAGGCGAGCAACCTTTAGATACATTACAACGAGAATTAGAAGAAGAAATGGGAACAAATGTTCCTAATTACTACAATATAGTTCCGTTACATGTATTTGAATCTAAGAATGGGTTTAATTATAAAACATTTATTGTAACTGTATTTAGAGAATTTGTACCCGAATTAAATGGCGAGTCTAGTGGCTATTGTTGGGTAGACATTGGTTCGTGGCCTAAGCCATTACATAGTGGTGCTAAATTAGTCTTTTACGATAAATCGTCTATAGATAAAATAAAGACAGTAGCAACTAATTTAAAAGATAAACGTCCTGATGCAAAGTGGATGGGTAAACAACAAAAACCTATAAAAGTTTAGGCCTCCTCATTCTTTTAAAACGTTCATACATTTTTGATAACGACATTCCTTGTATAAATCTTTTAAGATTTGTTGTTGCTTTAACATAACCTTCTAGTTCTTGAGTAAACGGTATTTGTTCTATTTTTACTTTTTTATGTGTATTAAATCGCACATAACACAACGGATCACCTTTTTTAATATCTATTATTGCCTTATCTGTAACTATTTCATAAGCAAAATCTAACGGACGTATCCAATTATGAATATTATAAGCTCCTGGGATGGTTCTAAGATACTTAAAATACGATAACTTGTGCATATGTAAAAAAGGCGACACTTGTTCTATATGCAAATTTTGTTCATCTGTTACAAACAATTGATGAAAAGAAAAACTAATCATCGGATTATTATTTTTTTTTAATTTAAGTTTTTCATCACGTATTTTGTATTCGGAACTCCAATCATGTTTTCTACTATTAAATTCTATATAAGGAATTGCATCAGATGTATTGAGTGTAATTTTTGCATCGGTGTCACTTACTTTTTTATATAAAAAATTAACATCCAATGGAGATCTTATCAAATACCAATTTTTTAAAAAATCCGTAAAAGCAGGACAAAATTTAAAAGAAGAATCTAAATCAGCATATAAATTTTTGTATACTGATTCCGGTTCATTGAATATTAATGCAAGTTCAGGTATAGTTGGTGTCCAACCTACTTTAATCATTTTTTTGGTTTAAGGTCAAATTCAGATTCTATGAAACAAATTTGTGCTATTCGCGGAAAATCTTTAAAAGCATTGTCTGTGTGATACGCTCCGTGGTATAAATATCCAGGATGCATCACACATCTATTATATTTCATTGGTATTACTAATTCTAGTGTCCAGTCATTTGTCCAGTTCTTATCATAATAACATGAACCATCTTCTATTTCTCCTATCCATTCTTCGCTTTCTTCTAACTTAATCGAATCTGTGTGTTTACTTCTATATATTGCTGTTCCACCATTGCATTCCGAACCTTTATTAAAATATACATTACTTGCAAATTCTCTGTGTCCGTCTGTATGCACTCTATTACCAACTGCTTCGTTTGGTTGATTTTCGATCCATTGAAATACATTTGTTATAAAATAAATTTGCCGTTCTTTATTCAATATAAAATCGTAATAGTAAGACATTATATTAGAAAGAGGCAAAACAAAAGGAAATGTGTCCCAACAAGACATATTATGTCTACAGTCATAGTACTGTTTAAAATTTAACGAATCAGGAGTATTTTTCCATATAGGCGCAGGAGTGTTGAGAATAAATTCTCTGATATCATCAGGATTTTTATAAAAATCATCAATCATTAAAATAAGATCATCATCGTCGAGTTTTATTTTTTTAATATTTAATTCTTCATTAACTGCAAACAATTCGCTTGGTTTAAATTTTTTCATTTCCCCATCCTTCGCAACTTATGTTAAAAGTTATACCATATTTTGATTCTTTTTTCATAATTTGATCTGCTTGATGATATAACCATCCAGGCCACAATAAGAGCAATCCTGCTTTGTTATCGTATGTTATAGTATCTTGTATATACTGATTCATATTATAAAAAGTTATACTCGAGCTGTCATTTAAGTAATATATACCAGATATTAGCGAACCTGTGTGATTATGTATTTCATGATAATGATATTGTTCTGTTATATTCACCCAACAACTTTGTATAAATGTTTCTCTTGCACGATGTCGTGGTAGTTGATCGTTAACCTTATTATTTTCTAATATTACGTTATTTGCATAAAAATCAGATCTTTTAAGAACTTCAGCAAATAGCGGCGACAATTTGTTATAAGGATCAGTGTCATGTTCTGCTAATTCGTGTAAATTATCTATAGTATAATACGATGAATATCCTAACTGATACCGTCTAAAACTAGTCGCTCTCCCTTCTTTGTCAATTTCTTTTATTTGATCACATACTTTAATCAGATCTTCATTATCAATATTGTATAGATAATCTTTAAAAATAGTTACAGGAAATATTTTATCAAGTGGCATTATAATGTTGTGTCATTAATGTTATCTTATTTTCTGAATTAAATTTTATAGTAATTGAGGGTTGTTTTAAAATTTCAGGAGAGTCAGGATTATAATCTGCTGTAATTACTACTGCATCATCATATTCAGTAATTTTAAAATTAGGCCAATCATAAGAAAGACCTTCATTACCTGTTTTTGAAGGTTCTGTATTTGGATCTGTTGTTCCTGGAATTGTTTCGGTTACGGTAGTTGGTTCGGTAAATAACTCAGGATAAACTTTATTATTTAATGCCCCAGTTGACCATTTTCGTACTCCAGGTTCTAAATTAATATTATAATATTTTTTACCACCTTCTTCAATGTTTACTGTATTATTATAAAAATAGTTATGAAATTCTGTACGTTCATCGTCAGACCATGGTTTACCTTCGGCATTATTTTCTTTGCAATAATTCATTAATTCTATTATTCTATTCGTTATCTCGATCTTCGTCATAAAAATTACTTTCTAGGCCTATTAATTCCCATGCATCTCTATATCTTTCGGCTGGTAGTTCATCAACATTA